GCGTGATTGTTGTATCCATTGCGGTGATTCTGCTTATGAGTGGGTGTGAGGACAGATACCGCTATATTTGCCAGAATCCTGATAAATTTGACCTTCCTGAGTGCCAAAAGCCCAGATGCTTGTTCACTCAAACCTGTCCAGAATACCTTGTTGCCCCTGTTTTGACAAACAAGATTGAACCACCTAAAGCCGAAGAAAAGAAAGCAGAGGCTCCAAATGCAACCAAATGACACAAAGCAATCTATGAACGACAAAATTCAATTGGTTGAAACTTATGTTTGGGCAAGTGTCGTTTTGATTGTGACCGTCATTCTTGCGGGTATTGTGATGGCGATGCTGTACTCGGTGACCTTTGTCACTCAGCCCATCAAAAGCATGGCCCCCATAGATCAAGCATATTTGAAGATGATGAACGATATTGTCTTGCTGATTGTTGGCGGCATCGGTGGCGTGATGAGTAGAAAAGGTGTTCAAGCGATTTCAGATAGGATTTCAACACCTACACCACCACCAATAGTTTCAACTCCTCCTAGCCCCCCTGCAAGCGTTCCTGTCGCAACTGTCGCAACTGTCGCGGCATCCAATGCCATGCCTGTCTGGGTGAACCCTCCTTTGGATGAAACTTGGACACCACCACCTCCTCCTACAACTCCACCAACTCACTTAGAGCCTGATGTTGTGCGTGAGGAGATTGCTCTGGCAAGGCGTGAGGGTCAATATGCTTAACCCATATTTCATCATTGGGGCAATGATTGCTGTAGGTGGTGCTTACGGGTATGGGCATCATGTTGGATGGGGCGACAGGGATGCTGAGATGCAAGTCGAGATTGCCAAAAAGAATGAAGAATCACGAGAAAAAGAGCGTGAACTTGCCCAACAACTGAATGACCAATCAACCAAACTTTCGGAGGCCAACAATGTCATCACTCAAAAACAGTCTTCTCTTGATTCTGCTATTCGTGCTGGTAGGTTGCGGCTCCCGTCCACAAGTTGTGTACAAGCCCCCGCAAATGCCCCCACTCCCGCCGGAGATAGCCCAAAAGAAAGAAGTGAACCTGTCAGACAGGTTTATGAAACTTCTGACTCCGAACGAGCAACCCTCGCAGCCATTGCCGAAATCATTGCCCAAGGCGACAGAAACACGGCCCAATTGAATGCGTGTATTGACAGTTATAACAAGGTAATGGGGGTGATGAATGGTCAACGCTGAACAACTCCAACGATTGCATATTGGTATTGAGTGGGTTCCTGCCCTGAACGACACTTTTGCTAAATTTGGCATTGCCACACAAAGACAGCAAGCTGCATTCATTGGTCAATGTGGGCATGAGTGCGGTAACTTCAAAATCCTTGAAGAAAACCTTAACTATCGTGCTGAAACCCTGATGAAACTGTGGAAGGCAAGGTTTCCAACGATGGAGATTGCCAACCAATATGCCAGAAATCCCAAGAAGATTGCCAACAAAGTGTATTCCTCACGCATGGGGAACAGGGATGAGGCATCTGGTGACGGGTATCGATTCAGAGGCCGTGGATGTATCCAATTGACAGGCCATGCAAACTACTTCCATGCTGGTCAAGCCTTGGGAGTTGACTTTGTAATGGAGCCTGACCTTGTTGCTACACCCAAGTATGCGGCACTGACTGCTGGTTGGTTCTGGTCAACCCACAATTGCAACAACCTTGCTGAAGCTGCTGATTGGGTTGGACTCACCAAGAAGATCAATGGTGGCACTATTGGCCTAGATGACAGGATCAAGCACACTAACGAGGCTTTGACGGTGCTTGGTTCCTGAGTTTTCCCCGATTGAATATCTTGTGTTTCTTAAAGAAGTACAAGATGGCTTGGTAGGCAACACCAAACCTTTTGGCAATCTCTTTCTTGCTTACGCCATCTTTCCATAGAGTTATGGCTCTGGACTCGCTGATTTGAGTGGGTTTCCTGCCACTTCCAGGTCTTGCCCCGCCCTTAGTCTTCATTCAAGGCCATCCAAACCATGATGCAAACCACACCCACACCCACTGCAACGCCAAGGAACCCTATGGCAAAAACAGCAAAGATGGTCTCAATCACATAACCCCCCGCATTTCCCAACCCAATAAAAAGTAATTCCATCGGGTTGTCATGTTTTGGTTGGCAAACTTCTCGCCATCCCACTCAAGTTCTGAATCAGCATAACCTTTGCCCGTCATGAGGGCTATGAATACTTTTCGTGCTTTCATGTGTTCTCCTTTTGTTATTGCGGTTTTTTATCTTCATCAAACGACATATCTGGTGGGTGCGGTATGTCATCGTGAACAATTACCCCAAACTCATCTGCAAGAAGTAGTTTTTTGCAAATTAAACAGTAATATCCTTTATCCATTTTTATCCTTTTTAATTGGTTCACTCACAATGCGTCCACAAATCTTGCAGTCTCTGTGGAAGTAGCCGTTGTAAATCCAACCACTACGCGCCCCAAGGTGGCCTGTCTTTTCGCAAAGCCACATACCAAATCTGTATAGCCAAGGTTGGCTCATGTTGTTTCCCTCAATTGATAATCTTTAAAAACAGATCCTTTGCTTGCATCGCCTTTCCAGCACTCTTTGACCCATCCTTTTACGCCCGATTTATAGGTGCGCCAATGCCCTCTGACTTGATGCCTTCTTGGACTTGCGTGTGTGCCACCTTGGGGGTCGTTCTTAACCTTTGGCGGCTCAATCTCAATCGTGTGCCAATCAAATGTCAATGCTGATTTGCCTTTTGCCTGCCGCTTTTGATTTAGAAATGTGCGCTTTGGTGTTGCCCTATAACCTTGCGCTTGTGCATTGATTTTGACCAACACAGCAAGCACCATACGATGTACAGGCTTTACATCATCAATCGTTATTTCTTTGTCTTTTTGGTAAATCTTAAACCCGTCATCAGTTGCCATGTAAGCATAAGGCGGGAAGTATTTTCCATGCCACATTGAACAGCCTCCAACGGTCACAGAACCTTCGCCCTTAAGCAACCATAGGGCAAAATCTTTCCCCGCTGTATCAAGGCCAACAATCCCCGTTCTTTTGGATGGAAGGTGCATTAAGAAATCTGCTGGCACTTTCATTTCAAGAGTGCTTTGCATTTGACCAACATCAAACCAAAGTGCGGTTTCTGGTTCTGGCGCAAATCTGACAGCTTTTTGCACAAGCGGTGTCATGCGTTCTTCTCCATAAGTTTTGCTTGCACTGCTAACGCAAATTCTTCATCTCCGGTATAGGCTAAGTTACAAAGGTAATCAAGGTCTTGCTCAGTCAGCCCCACCCATGTGCGCTCCTTGCACTTGGCGCAATCGTGGTTTACACAACCAATCAAAGGCTCTTGCTCTGGCTGTGCCAAGGCTTCTTTGAGTGCGTTTCTGGCTTCTAAAACTTTTGCGGCGCAAGCATCGTTATATTCAATGTCTTCGTAAGACGCATACATTAATGCCTCAAGTGCCAGATTCATGGCCTTTAGTTCTTGCAATGTCATTTCTTCATATTCCTCACAAAAGCCGCAAAAGATTGCACTGTGTCCCTGCCAAACGCACCAGCAAACTGGTCTAGTTCCTTGGCAACTTCTTCAATCACATCGTTGCGCTCTTTGTTCTCAACATAACGCATGATCTGGTGCTTGCGTGACCCTTGAAGACCCCAATCACCTTGTTTGCGACTGAGTTCATCAAATGCTTCATCTTCAGGTTCTTTCATCTGCAATCTCCTGATCGTTGCGCTTGATTTCATGCTTCAGATACGCTAAGTCAGCATAGGACAATTCGTCTGTTATGTCCTTAATTTGCAGGTTAAAGCGCATCCACTTGACTGTTTTCTCACAGTATGCGATTAAGCCAACAGAGTCATCTGCTTCATGCCATACATAATCAACTTCAATGCGGTCAATCTCTGGATTGAAGTCATCGTCTTCCCACTCAAAAGGCACAAATTCAATTGTTTGCATCATTCACTCCTATCTGTTCAATGTCTTGTGCGGCAAGGAGAGCATCCAGGGCCACAGATTTAAGGATTACAAGGGCGCTCTCTGGCGAGGATAGATTGATAGCCTTATGAGCCTCCACATCCTGCCAGAAAGCGTTTAAACGATTGGTTTGTTGTTGGTTCATGCGCCAATTCTGCCCTGTCTGACAGAGATTGGAATAGGGATTTACCCTATCTTTCGCATAACCCTTTGGAGTCGCCCAGAAAGCCCTTTACGGGTTCCAATGACCTCGATGAAGCCTTTGTCAATCAGCGCCTTGTATCGGGCTGTGACGCTTGAATAGGGCAGGAATGGCAGTTTAGAAAGTACATCATCTGAGATGCAACCATCTGGGCCGTAGGCCGCAATGGTTTCATAGACCAAGGACTCCATCTTTGTGGTGTCGATTGCCTGTGCTGCCATGTGGGAAGTGGCAGGGTCTTCTTTGCGAGACAGTTTAAACGGCGCAGTTCCAAAGAACTTCTCGACTGCACCACCAAACCAAGATTGATCTAATTTTGTCATATCAACTCCTATTAAATGGGGCCGTAGCCCCGTGAGGTTTATCTAGAAAGGCACATCTTGGTCATCAATGACTGCCTTGCGTGGATTAGACGCTGGAGGCTGTGCATCTTTGGGATTTACTGCTAAACCCATGAATTTTCCATTCTTTCCTTCTTTGATCCAGGCGCTAATCCAATAATCAACACCAGCAACAGTGATGTTTCCCTTGTAGTGAGGCTGGGATTCCTTCTCTCTGGTTTCTGATTTGAACAAAACACCTGAGTTATCACGCTTATTTTCCATTTAACACTCCTTTGTATGCGGAAAAATTTTCATGCAACAAGTCTGTTGCTTCCATTGACACCAATTCTGCCAATTCTTTGTCTTCATAAGTCCCAAAATAATAAGACCTATAGTTTTTGCACAATGCAACTTTCCATTTTTTATTAACTTTGTGCCATGACACTCCTTTAATGCCTGAAGAATTAGTCCATCGAACTTTTTGATTTTGGCAATTTTCTTGTTTGCTTGCTTCTCTTAAATTTTCAATTCGATTGTTTTGCTTGTTGCCATCAATGTGGTCAACAAACTCTGGAAAATATCCATTCGCCATGTTTCTTCAAAGCACTACGCACATTGCTTGGAAGCAATGCCCATAAAGCCACCTTTTCCTCCTGGTCATGGATTCCCAGGTATTCTTCATACGCCCCAATCAAGTCATCTGCGTTGATTCTGTCGGCAATAGCAATCGCAACATCTGCAATGATGTTCTGCCTGTCTTTGGAGACAATCACGCCATCAGTGGGCTTGATGGTCTTCTTGTCTGATCCAACAGTTCCATCCAAGGCATCATGTTCAACAATCTCAAGGGCAGCAACCCAGAGATAGCGGCGCAGGTAGGTCTGAACAGCGCCCAGGTTCTGCACTTCATGGCAACCTTTGAGTGCTGCTGAAGACATTGGACTTGTGAGAACGATCTTTTCTTCTGGCTTGTCGTTGTTCACAATCGTCATGCTTGCTTCTTCTTTGCCAAAGCTGATGATGGAAGTCAAACCAATTTGCTTGAAGATTTCTAGTGCTGGTATTACAAAGTCACCAAGTTCAAAATAATAGTAATTTGCAAACTTGTTGTGACCTGATTTCTTGAGTTTGGCTTGGTGAAATTCATCACGCGCCTCGTTCAGTTTTTGATATACATTCATTCGTAACTCCTGTTAAGTGAGATTTAATTGTGTCAGACTTTGTTGAGAATTCTATAGGTGTTTTCCCTAATTTGCTCTACCTGTGCTTGTGTGATCCACATTGTCAGCAAAGTCAGTTGGCTTTGAATTGCCTGAATGTCACCCGTGAACCCTGCGTAGTTTCTGTTTAGGCACTTGTGGGATAGTTCCTTGGTCTTGTTTTCGATTGCCATCAGCATTGTGCTGTAGTCGTTGAAGTCGCTCATGTTTTGCCTTTTCAAATGTTTGAGAAATGTCTGTGTTTGCGTGATTCGTATATACAAATCTAGGGTCTGTGATTGAGACTGATGGGTAGGTCATCCTTGCTGGAATTTTCTTTCTCTTTTTCTGCGATGTATCTGAGTTGGGAAGTGGTGTCCAAATCTCGAAATAGGATGCTATCGCCCTGAATGCCGTCTTCAGAAGAATCAAAGGACTCATGTGATAACTCATCGGTATATTCCTTGATAATGTCTTGCAAGCGTGATTTCATTTTCATGTTGTCCTCACTCATCAAACATTTGTTGAAAAGGGCCATCCATTTTAGCTTCCATGATCTTGCGTTCTTCAAGGGCTTTTTGGACTCGTTCAATTCGCAGGTTGCGATAGTGCTGGAGTTCTTCAATGTCATCAATCCATTGGGTCTTGACAACATCAAACACTCGCAGTTCAGCCCTACGCCGCACCTTGAGTTCTACTCTGTTCATCACTATGCTTGCAACATCTTCAGCGTGGTTTGCTTTGATGGCCTCCACCAATGCAACGCTGTCACCAATAGCGTCAGCAATGTCTTCTGGGTCTAACTCCTGGACAATCGCCCAGCACTCGTATTTAAATCTTTCTTCATCGGTTGGCATTTGTAACTCCTGTTGACCACTGCCAAATAGCAGTGATGGGACTGTCGCACAGAAAAAAGATGCAGGGAATAGGTGTTTTCCCTAGTGCATAAAACTATAAATACCATCATACTGGCGTTTTTGGAGACAAGCAAATGCGTTTAAACCTCACCCATCGAACACTGCTCAAGCGCCTATCTAATGGCCCAAGGACAATGCTAGAGATGACCCACAGCCATACAGACAACAACTCTGTATCGTTCCATTATCAAAGATACTTGCCTGAACTGGAGAGGTTCGGCTATGTCATTAATCATCAGGAAAAGTGGCATCTGACTGAGTACGGGCGCATGGAGATGAATCGGGCTATCAGTGGGGCAGCCATGCGGATTGAGAATGGGTCTGTCAAAGAAATCTATGATGGTAAGGAACTGCGTAGGAATGTGTTTCGGCAGGGTTGCTATGATTTTCTGAAGTATCCAAGTCGCTTTGGCGACAGTCAGATTTATAAAGTCTGATATAATGTTTGGAAACGGGCTACCTTTAGCGGGGGAAAAGACGATTCATCACCGTCCTGCCATGTTTCCTCTGTGATGACGACCAATGATGTAAGGTTATTTATGAATCTCATCCCCAAAAACTGGGTTTCTTTTCAACACTATAAGCATCGCTCTCCACCCTGGATAAAGTTTCATCGTTCAATTCTGAATGACAGAAGCTATATGAGCTTGCCACTTGCTAGCAAGGCGCTAGCACCTTTGATGTGGTTGCTAGCATCAGAGTCCAAAGACGGCACTTTTGATGGCTCACTGGATGAGCTTGTGTTCAGACTCCACATTACCCCGAAAGACTATCAAGATGGTGTTAAGCCATTGATTGATAAGGGATTCTTTGTCATTGCTAGCGGAGTGCTAGCAGAGTGCGTGCAAGTTGCTACCCCAGAGACAGAGACAGAGACAGAGACAGAGAGAGAGAAAGAGAAAGAGAAGAGACAGAGAGCAACTAGCGTTGCAACGCCTATCGGCGTTTCACAATCTGTCTGGCAAGAGTTTGTCAATCACAGAAAAGCAAAGAAAGCCCAAGTAACCCAGTTGGTCATTGATGGCATACAGGTTGAAGCTGATAAAGCTGGATTCACATTGGAAGATGCTCTCAAAGAGATTGTTGTAAGAAATTGGCAAGGTTTCAAGGCTGAGTGGGTTTCAACAAAAACTGAACAGGTTGCTGGAAAGCAAACAAAGTCCTTTCTGGAGCGTGACCAAGAACTCAGGCAAAAGCGATGGGAAGAAATGACAGGCAGAAAGTGGCCTGAAGAAAACACAATTTCTGAAGCAACATTCTTGGAGTTGAAATGAGCCTATCCATCAAAGTCATTGACAGACTGTTTGAACGCCTTGGGGCCACCTATGGCGCATCCTGGTCAAAAATGTGGGCAGATGTTCCCCTGGTTGATGTAAAAACCACTTGGGCGCACGAATTATCTGGGTTTGCCCCTCATCTTGTAGACCTTGCCTGGGCATTAGAAAACCTGCCAGAGCGCCCACCAAACGTCATTGAGTTCAGGAATCTGTGCAGAAAAGCACCTCGTATTGAGCCATTGAAGATTGAACACACTTCAACTATGCCTGAAAGAGTCAATGAAGAACTTAACAAATTGAGAACAATGATTGCTGAAAAACCGAAGACTTCTGACCCCAAAGATTGGGCAAGGCGGCACATTGCAAGGCATCAGGCCGGAGAGCCAGTTAAACCCCTTACCCTGCGTTTTGCAAGGGAAGCACTTGGAATAAAAACATAAAGGAGACAGAAATGACAGAGCAACAATTCGAGCAAGCAATGGATGGTTATCAGTTGGACAACCAATATGCGGAGTTCATCATGGATAACCGCCCAGTTGGAAATGGTCATGTTTTGACCAAACTGATGGAAAGAGGGGATTATTACGAAGCCTTCAAAGAAAAGATGGTGACAGAATACGAGCCACAGCGTGAGTGGGTTGGATTAACAGAAAAAGAGCACACTGAAATTGCGATTGAATGTGGTTGTTTGAGTGCAGATTGGGTTTTTTATGGTGCAACAGTTGAGCGAAAACTGAAAGAAAAAAACAACTTATGAACAAAAATGAAGCCCACCACTTGCTCAACAAAAGAAAACAAGGTTTTGCCGTTCCACTCTATCTTGTCAACTCAGCCCTTGTTGTATCAGGAGACCTTGGAATGGCTTGTGCACCTTGCAAAACAACCTGGATGGAAGGGGCAGGCATGGCACAGGGCCAAGGAGTTAGAGAGTTGTTCTACCCATTTGTGGAGAGGGATAACCCAGGACTTAATCAACGAAATAAAGGCGCACAATGAGCGAAGCACTAAACCGAGTGATTGAAGAACAGCAAAAGCGTATTGATGACCTTTTGGAAGGCAACAAAAAGCTGATTGAGAGGTCTGCCAGGGTGTTTAAACAGAATGAAGAACTGTTTGAGGCAATGGCTAAACTGCTTGATTATGACTTGCCATCAGACAATATTACAGATAAACAATGGGCAGACTATTGTTCTCTTAAGCACGAAGTAAGAATGCAAATGATTGATGCAGGTTATTGCGTTCGATGCTACAACTTCATGGTTCATTGTGAGTGTGACGAATGAGACATGACATTGATTGGAAAAAGGTTCATTGCAAGGTAGGGCAACGAGTGCCCGTTTATCCATTTAATAAAGAACCATTCATTGGTGAAGTCAAGCGCATTAAGATGAACCGATTTGGTCGGGTAAGTTATGTCATTGATGACAAGGAAGTCATGGCAGAGGAATTATTGCCAGCTAAAAACCAAACAAAACTCAAGATGAGGGTTAATCAATGACTATTTACTTGGGCCTAGACCCTGGTTCCATATCCGGTGCAGTTGGTGCAGTGGATTCAAATGGCGATTATTTGGACTCATTTATGATTGAGCATAGAGACAAGAATATATTGCCCCTAGTATTTAAAAACATGATATTGCGGTGCGTTGACCCAAGGGAAGGGGCAGAGATTTGCATGGAATCAGTGCATAGTATGCCAAACCAAGGCGTTGCAAGTAGCTTCCAATTCGGGCGCGCAGTCGGCGTTATCTCAGCGGTTGCAGAATTAACCCGTTACCCTTTTCATTTGGTAACCCCTCAAAAATGGAAGAAGTATTTTCATTTGACAAGCGATAAAAACGAAAGCCTAGACCTAGCCCGTAGTTTTTGGCCTGAAGCAAAACTGACCCGCAAAAAAGACGGAAACAGGGCAGAGGCATTATTAATCGCACTTTATTGGAAAGACCAAATTAATGGCAAGAGGGATTAAACCAGGGGCAAGACAGACAAGCCTAGATTTAAGCGCAGAGCAAAGGCTAATTCTGGAAACCTTGGGAAATGGAAACCTAAACCAAGGGGGAAAGATTGCGATTGATTGGGCGGCGCACTTTTTTAACTGTGGGCTTGACCCCGATATGAACCTAAATTTTGTGGGCCTTGTTACCACACTGCCAAACCAGGATGATGATTGACCCAAAAAATGCCGCTAGAAGGGCTTAAAAGGGGCTTTAAGGGGCTTTTCTTGTGATGGGTGCATGGTGATTGACCCCAAGGGCTTGCAAGGGCTTAAAACAGACAAGAAAAAACCACCCGAAGGTGGTTGTAAGTTAGTGGTTAATTACTTTTTGCGGGTTAGTATTCTGAGGATTAGTGCAAGGGTGGCATATATCATCAGAATTGCCTATAAACTGCGGCCTCATCGGTTTCACCGATTAATGAGCCATTGTCTGCCAGAAAATCCAAAACTGCCGTCTTAATTGAATCTTTGCTTTCGCACTCTGAAAGGTCGATAGAATAATCTTCAGCGATAGAGGCAAAATCATTTTCTGCAAAATCGCAGCAAATCCCAATAACATCCATTTCGATCTCTTCGCCAGTGTCTTGCTCGTACTCTTCAAGGTATCGAAACAAAACGCCCAGGCCATCATAAGAGAATTGACCGCCTCTCCCGCAGCGTTTAAACGCTTCCCTAAAATCATAAACTGAAACTGTGGTTTTCATATTAAAGCCTTTCAAAGTTGAAGAACCCCAAGCCAAAGCCCAGGCCAAAGGGCACTGAATGCCCTTCAGTCTAGGTTTTAATTGTCGAACTGGTGGTGAACGATGCAAATTACTTGGTCATCACGCTTTTGAATTGTCTCGACAATGTGGCAGAAATAACCGCCAGGTGTGTTGGTATCTCGATAAACCTTGGGCATGAGCCAAGCATACGCCTCATGCTCAAATAATGAGTCGTTTAAACAGGTCAGCAAAATATACTGTTGAGAGCCATCACAGCCATTGTCTATTGTGCCAATGGTCGTCGCTTTGATTTCAAGTTCGGTGGTGGTGTCGGTGGTCATAATTAAGCCTTTCAAGTTGTCCACATGATGAAAGCCAGGGCCATGAAAGCCAGGGCAGAGCCGATAACAACGATTTTGTCTTGGTAGTCCATTATTGTGCCCCTACTTCTAAAATTGTGGCAGTGGTCACCCATTCAGCACGATCGCCATTCCAAGTTACATCGGGCAAAGTTATTTTGTAATATGCAACCACTTGCATAACCTCAGCATAGGTTTTTTTATAGTCGCACAATGGTGCACCTTGGTTTATGAGAATCCATTTTCTATCATTTGAAAATGACAAGTGAGTTTTGCAGTCCATGATGTAACGCCTCTCAAGATGTTTAAACGATGCGACAGTGCATCTGACAAGCCCCAGGTCGGAGCTTGTGGGTTGAACTGTCAGTGGTAAACGCTGTGACGCTTGAACTTCCAACGCTCAAGCAGTGGCTCGCCTGAGTCACCCTCAGATAAGCACATCTGAGCGCAGGTCTTGCGAACAATGGCGAACCGCACGCCGTCCAGTACGTCAACCTCATGGGTCAGGCCATGGGCCAACGCCCAGGGATTCGATGTGGCCCGATAGGTGAACCAACGCCCACGCTCATGCTCTTGGAACTCGCCCAGGTTGTCAGTGTTGGAGTTAAGCATCTTGGCTCTCCCCAGCTTGCGTCATGCGCTTGGACTGTACCCAGTGCCAGCCACGCATGAAAAGCTCAGGGAAGGCATCGAGCAACTTTTGAGAGTTGCCCTTGTCAGCCACAATGTAAGCGTCTCCAATGGCCTCAGCAAACGAGCCATGCTGACCCGTGCTGAGTTCGCAAGCGGACAGGTAAAACTCGTAAGGTGTCAGAGAATTGTTTGTTTTTTTGCTATCCTTTTGTTTTGCAGGATAGTTGTCATAAGCATCATGGATTAGGTTTGTCATTTTGAAAGCCTTTCAAGTTGTTTAAACAGTCTCAGGGATTTTGCCCAGCAGTTTGCCCAGGTCAGTGTGCACCTGTTGTTTGTTGCCTGTCATGCCCATGCCCTTGAGGATTTTGTAGCAAGATGTGCCACGGCTCATCTTCATGCCTTTGAGTTCGAGGCCCAGGCCACGCCACAATGTCAGCAAGCGAAAATGCTCAATTTGGTCAGGGTCGGTCAGTATGCTCATGGTTTTCACGCCTTTTGAAGTAGTGCGACAGTGCACCTCAAGCGAGCCTGTCACGCTCGCTCAAGCTGGGCTGTCAGGCCGCTGACATCTCGCCGTGGTCAGGGCAGTGAGGTGCGCCCATCTCAGCCAGCCACTTGCCTGATGTGTAGGCGATGTATCCGCAGTCATTGCACATGCACTTGAGCATTCGTGTGCTTTGCTTTTTGATAGCATTCGCTGGCACCAGGTCAGCATGAGGGTACACACCCAGGCGAGCCAGGACAGGCTCAGCCCAGGCCAAGAATTCAGGCCCAGCGACAGTGGCGGTGAGCTTGCCCTCTAAGCCGATGGCACGAGCCGTGCGCCCGAACTTTGAGCCGTGCCCGTCACCAGGGTGAATCGCGTGGATGAGTTCGTGGGCGAGAATGTCAAGCACCCGCGAACTGTCGGAAATTGTCGGACTGATAAAAATCTCAGCGTGGCTGTCAGCGGAGGCCGTGGCTGACCAGCACTGACCCAATGTGCGGTTGCGGTTGCCCAGTGCGCCTTTTGAGGGGAAGCCGCACGATGAGCGCACCTCATGTGGGAGAGTCTCGCCGTGCTGTTTAAACAGCGCCCTGAGTTCTTCCGTGGCCTTAGAGAGCCATTGTTCCCTGGTGATGTTGCTTGTCATGTTGAACGCCTTTCGATGGTTAATAAATGAGAGTTTTTCGATGCTCTCACAATATAAGCATAATAGAATCGTGCCAGTTT